GTCTTCTGCAACGAAACCTTGGAAAATGTAACTACGCTTTTTCCAGTACTTACGACCCATATCTTCTAGTGCTGGGTCTTTGAACCAACCACGTACTTCATTTAGAATTGGACAAGAATCGCCATACATTTCTACGCATGGGATTTGTACTTGTACTGGTTTGCTTTCTGATTCACCTTTGATTCCGGCGAATGGCAATTTAATCATTGCTCGCTCTACCCAGAAAAAAGTGTTGTCTTGATTACCATCAGGGAGGAATCGCAATACGGATTCGCCGCCTTCTTTAAGATTCCAGAATGGGTAAATTGATTTATCACCACCTGAACGTTGATTGTCTGAACCTTTTGATTCAGATGCCTTAAGTTTTGCTCTAATTTCAGCCAAAGTTGCCATAATATTTCTCCTTTATATAAGCCTTTGTTTACTTCATTTGCCTTGTTTTGCTTTACGGATCTACCTTAAAACAAAAAGCGCATACATGTTATTGTATACGCTTTTATTTAGTAAAGCAAGAGAAATCTTGCCTGAAATGTGGTATTATTTTGCCAAATGTCTTAATTGTAATCCTTTTGACGCCAACCATTTATCGAACGATTGTTGTTCTTCGTTATTAAATTTGTTCAACATTGAACGATGGATTCCTGCTACTTTGATGTTGTCTTTATCAAAGAATAACTTGCATAGATCAAATATTTCAAATCCGTAAGTTTGCGTTAACAAGTGAAATTTGGGCTGTTGTGAACTTTGTGGAAATATATCTTGTTTGTGTAACAGCATTGAATAATAAAAAAATTCACTTTCTATAACATTTTGAGATACAAACCAATTAAGAAATTCTTGGTAGTTTTCGATTAAATCTAGAATTTTCTTTTGAAATACAAATGGGGTTACTATCGATAGCTGATTAAAATTAACAGGAATGTTTAGATGTTTCGAATACGCTACTATTGTTTCTTCCCAGCTGGCATTTGATTTAAAATTAGCTATGGTGCCATTTCCAATAACAGTATTCCATTCATTTATATCAGTGGGTTTGATAAAAAAGTTTTTTGAATCTAAAATTAAATAGTCATCATTAATTAGATTGTAAGCTGCAAATTTAAAATATTGCTGACGACTCCAGCCGCCTTTTTCAGATTTAAAATCTGATTTGATAGTAGAAGAATCTACTAAAATTAGTTGGTGGTTTTCATAGTAAGGACTTAGCAACTCGTGCCATTGTTCTAAGCAAACACTAGGGTCGTTTATAATAACCCAGTGTTTGCATGGTTTTAGAAATTTTTGTACACTTTCTGCTTGTAACAGCATTTGTATCTTGTCTTGATGACAAGTTACTGTTAGTAAATCCATTATCCTCGAGATAGACTAACAATTCTTGCTAAACTTTGATCTTCGCTGTAACTGACTGTAGGACTTTCACTAATGCTTTGGAGTTGTGTTTCTAAGGCACTAATGTCAAAACCTTGTTTTGCTTGATGCGGAACTTCTGGTTTTTGTATTCCTGCTAGTCGAGAAATTTGATTATGTTCATTACCACTTGGATCTTTAGCGTCAATAAACTTGATTACTTTTAATAAATCTTCTTCACCTGCGCCGCCAAACTCGCCGTCTTCAAATGCTTTCTTAACTTTGATCTTAACACGCATACCGCCTAGTGGAAAGTTGCCTTCATCTTTGTTATAAAAGCCGCTAATATATTTCAACATTCCCTGTAAACCATCTTCTTGTTCAGGTTCTTCGTATCCTACATCTTGCGGAGTCATACCACATGATTCTAATACTTCGGCAATGGTCATTACCTTATCGCCAAAATCCATCTGTGTTTCTAACGTTGCGCCTGCTTTCTTAGCCATAGCAATAGTTTTCTTTAGAGCTTGGCCACTAGCGTTTGTAACCTTACCGCGTGGATCTTTCTTTTCAGTTGATTTTTTCCAATCTCCTTCGTGTTTCCAACTCTTGACATTGCCATCTTCATCTTTCTCAACAGTGTCTTTTGCTTCAGCTACTGGTGCTGGTGCTGGCTCAGTTGGAGCTGGTGCTGGTTCGGCAGCTGCTTGAGCAGGTGCTGGTTCAGCAGGAGGAGCTTCGGCTGGAGCAGGTTCGGCTGGTGCTGGTTCTTGAGCTGCTTCATCGCTTGGAAACTCCAAACGACCTAACAGATCTTCGTGTTCTGTTTCAACCCAGCCTTTAATTAAATCATTTAAGTCTGTTTCTGCTGGCACAGCTTTAACTGCATCAACAAAACTAGGCTCGTCAATTAACCCTTTGAGAGTCATAATAGCATTGTCGCCGTTAGGACCAACTTGCATATTTTGTGCTAAAATTGTATTTAATTTTTCAATAGCTGCAGCTTGTGCATCGTTGTTAGAACTAATAACTTCGTTTTTATCTTCACGAACGATGTCATCCAAGAAACTTTCAAATTGATCTTCTACTGATTCAAATGATGGTTTTGATGGCTTTAATTCTTGTTGAGCGCGATTAATTGCACCCCACGTGCCGCCCATTGTTCCGGCCATTCCATTGTTAGGACCCTGAGCTCCTAATTGTTTTCCTACTTGATCAACGGTCATACCTTGTGACAATAGCTCTTTAGCTTTAGATACAGTGGCTAGCCATTCGGGTGTAGCACGTTCAGATAGTTGTTCTTCGCCAATTAAATCGTCTGCATTTAACTCAACAACATCAATCTCTGACTCGTCAATAAATTTATAAATGTAAGGAAATACTGATTTTAATTCTTCATTAAATGTGCGAATAGTCAAACGATCAATCAAATCATTTTGCACTTCTTCAGGAATCATTTGTTCTTCCTGGTCTTCAAAATTTTCAACAAATGACTCATAGTAGGCAGTACGTTGTAATTTGTTAATAGTTTCTTTGATAGTTTCAATGCGTTCCATTACGCGACCAGTAACATTAGCCATTGCTTCGCTTAATTGTTCTTGACGGCTAACATATCCTTTGAATTTACGTAAATGGGCTAATTCCTCACTTAAACTGCAAATGTGTTGTCCAATATTGTCATAAGGATTGCCGCCGTGTTTGATATGTTCTGCTAATGCACGAGCACCGTTAAGATGTTTATATGGATACTTGAATCTTTCACCAGCGGTGTTTTCAATGTAAATGCTTTCAATGTGCATTGTACGCCCAGCTGGTAAATCTAAGTTAATTGGTTGGCTATGTTTAATAACTAAGCGAGCTTCGCCTAGATCCTGATAGCTAATTCTATTGCTACCATAAAGTTTATTTTCCATAATTGCGGGCATAATTGGCATTTCCTTACGTTTGGCCTGGTACTCGTAATCTCGTTTATCCAAGTTACTTTTTCCAATATTTTGTACGTCAAAGTTGAGTAATCTATCTTTTGCAAACTGTCTAAAACCACGTATGAATTTATAAGCACCGTGATGAGTAGCATTATCGTCGTCGGTTAAATCTCCGCTAACTTGCATTACAACACCGTCTTGTGGGTCTAGTGTAATGGCAATAGTTCCTAGTGGGGCACCACCTTCTTCGTATTCGAACTCAAAAAATCGAGCTCTGGGAATGTCTTCCTTTTTGCTCAATACTTCTGCGTTTTCATCACCGATTTTAATGTTGCGAAAACGGGTCTGTATTTTACCATACAGATCTTTTGCGATTTTATCTAAATTTGCGTCCATGTTATATTTATCAAAGGTTTGAGGAAACGAATATAGGTAGCGGTGCTTCCCAATCATCGTCCATTGAAGATTCTAAGGTTAATTTTTCAAAAACTAGCGGATCCCATTCTGCTAGTACTACAGTCATGCGTATAATTAACAATAATGCAGAAACCAAGTCATCGTGCTGGCCTTCTTTTGCTTTAAATGTAACACCTGCTGCAATAAATGTTTTAAGTTCGCTGAGAAGCGTTTTGCTGTGAATTTTCATTTTATCTTCTTCAACAAAGTACTTTAGTCGGCTACAGGCGGAAATCTTACTGCCGTGTGTAGTATTAAATCCCTTGCGGAATTTACGTACATGCCCTTTTCTAACAGGCTCGCTTAGGAATAATCCTGGAAATGTCTCTTCTCCTAAGTTAGCAATAACAACTAATGCGGCTTCGCCTAGTGTGTTATTTTCTACACTCCAATATATACTGTTACGATAATCTTCACCTATTTCGCCTTGAATGTATCTGATTACATCCCGGAAGATTTTGACTTGATCTTGTACGATAGTTAAGTTATGTTGCCACTCTGCACATTGCGTCATACTAGGTAATTCAAATACTTGGATACCTGCAAAATCGCCGCCGGTGCCTAAACTAGGGTCTAATCCTACTAGATATGTGTTGCCTGGAGTTGGCTTTTTATACCAACGAACTTGACCCATTTTAAATAATGGTTCTCGTCCTGACATTTCTGCAAGTTTAAGACTGTTTACCAGGGTTTCATCAAAGACCAAGAACTCGCATCCATACTCACGGCGGAAACGCTCTTCGCCAATACGGCCCATTTCATTTTTACGCCATTCATCATCGCGATCAGGATGTTCATGCCACTCTGCTCTAAATCCATGAAATCCGTTACGGCCTAATCCGTCTAGTCGTTCGTTGCCAAACTCATCAAACGAATCTTTACTTTCTTTCCATATGTTAGCAAACGTGTCTTCGTCACTGTTAGGCGTTGAAGTGATAATTGCCTTACCACCTGTTGCTAGTGTTGGGCTGATTGAAGTCCAAAACTCGCTTGCAATATTAGGTTGAACGAATGCAAACTCGTCACAGTATAGTAGGGAAATTGACATACCGCGGCCAGTGTTGCCGGTAGTAGTAGCTGATACAATTCTTGATCCATTTTCAAACTCCATTGAACCTTTATTATAGTTTACAACACCTGCTCTAATATAATCAGCGCAAAGTTCATATCCATAACGAATACGTTGCATAATTTCTTGTGCGCCCGTATATTTGTGTGCAGCAACTAGAATAGTTTGATCCGGATGAAACATTGCATACCATAGCAAATAACCAGCCGCACAAGTTGTCTTACCACTTTGTCGTGGCATCATGTTAATGTTAAAACGATAATCGTGATAACTGTGTAGCAGTCTTACTTGGTAGTCAAACGGTTCAAATTTAACTTTTCCCTTTGTAGGGTGTTGTATATGAAAAAAGTTTTTAACAAAATGCATGTACCCTTCTACAGGGTCAGCACATTGCAACAAGTGTTGAACTTGTTCTTCTGTAAACCTTTCTTTAGTGTGCGCCTTTTTAGTTAAG